GATTTAAAAATTACTTGTCTTCTTTGGGTGGTCGTCCGGGCTTTTTAGGTTCTTCCTTCACGTCTTCACCTCCTGATTGAACTGGCGCCTGTTGTTTCTCGGCAATGGCCTTTTTAAGCTCTTCCCGTTCCTTTTTAACCTCATCAAGTGATTGGCCTGATTGATCTGGTTGTTCGGAGTTTTTCGGGGTAGCCTTTTTTATTGCCTCTTTCTTTTTGGCAACTTCGGTATCCCGTTCCTTTGTCAGCTTCTCATCAATCTCGTACATCTGGCCGGAAATACTGGTCGATTTGTTGAACCTTTTAACCTCGTCCTCATCAATTACAACCCTATTTCGCAAAGGTGTTTTGAACTTTTCTGAGAACTTATCGCCGTCTTTACCTAAGCGATACTTTTTAGCAACTACAATTTTACCCATAACTTTTAATTTATTGATTTTTGGCAATATTGCCGAGTTAATATTCTGATGTTTCGTCTGATTGTCTTAATAGTTTTGAAAAAAGGTCAACGAATCTTTCATTTTTCGACATTTTATGCTCACCCATCGAATCCAGTATAATGTGAACTTTTTCATGATAAAAGGTATCAATTATCTTATCTTCGCTCAACTCTTCAAAGCCGTTAGGCTCTGCAAGTGTTATTAAGGATTTGCCATATTCAGCATAACCGTAAGATTCAAGATCGTTCATCCTTTTACTATCAAAAACAACGTTGATAGTCGCCCCAAATAACTTAAATTTTTTAGGAATTTTCATGGATTAATTTTGATTAGTATTAATCGGATTCTCAACCGGCACAAACCCGGCTATCTTTTCATCAAACCATTTATTCATATCTGCCTCTAATTCGTCTTTTGGCTTCATCAAATCGGATTGATACAATGTTTCCCACCAATCAGTAAACAGGCCCTTTTTCATTGCCTCATTTCGGCCAAAAATAGTGTTAACAGCTTCGATAGTCATGTGAACGTAAGGCTCTAATTTCTTTTTAAGCAGTTCAATTCTCAACGTCTCAGGGTCGTTCTTATATTTAGATGTCAAATATTCTACCAGCTTTTTATCCATTATTAAAACAGGATCCCCGGCCTCTTTGCTTTTCTGATATTCTGATAACATATATTCAGGCGGTTGCACAATGTAATTTCGGCCGTAAGCGATTAAACTTATCCGTTCCTCTTTTTTCTTACCTGGCATGTGGAAATTTGCCAGCAATTCGGTAAAGAACGATTCATGCGACTCAACAACTGTTGACCACTCATTTAACTTTGAAATCATTGGCTGAACATTTAGGTAGGCCCCCATCGCAGTTTGGTCTTTAACCTCGTTGGCCTCCCTGGTTCCCCAAATACTTTCAAACATCTCATTAAAGATAACTCTTTGCTCATCCCTGTATTGGTTCCATATTTCCAAATCTGGAGAAATGAACCCGGCAAAATTAGTCGGAAGTGAAATTGGGTTTTCAGCATTTAAGTCAATAGGTATAATTATCTCATCTGTCACGTCCTTACTTAGAATGTGGCCTTTCCCGGTGCAATCCGGGCACGATTCAATTCCATTCTTACCGGTGCCGTGACAGGTAGGGCATATAATTTTAGGCATGTAGGGGGTAGAGAATCCATTTAAAAACTTATACATCGTAAGTATTGACCTGTCTCGCAAAAATTCTTTTTCAGCATCTATAATAACGTCTAAAGGAGAAAGCCTCCAATCTTTGCCAAACTGTTTTTTCTCTGAATTAATACGGCCAGGGCAATATCCGAAATCGTGAGTAAACGAATCATCCTCAAGAAATGTGCCCCCCCTTTGGATAATTTCAAAATCATTTTTGTCATCAACAACTCTCCAAACTTGCTCTTCTCCGGCTTCTGTTTTACGTTTTTTAGGCTCAAAAATTACATATTCAATGTTCTGGCCTTTCTCTTTGTAGTACCGGATGCAGTCAATTGATTTGTATGTAATATATGCTTTATCTGATTCGTATTCCAAAAACATAAGCCCGGAAGGATCCACCACATAAATATCTTTTGCAAAATACTGATTCATCCACCCCTCAATAGATTTGCCATTTTTGACATTCGTGATTCCTGCCATTAACCGCTCTTTTGCAGTTTCGTTGTCAATATTGTAGTTTTTAGTCCCCCCGGTAGCGCTAAAGACATTAGATACCGGCTCCAATATTTTAGCGTTAACATCCTTAATAGAACGCGCGTATTTCTTGCGGGCGTTGGCTCTTTTAGATGTTTCAATGTGTTCAATTTGCAAAATCAAATCTTTGACCTCATCGCCATAAACAAGTTGCTTCATTGTTTTGTGATATTCCCGCGCCTTTTGCACCCAGTCTGGCACTTTTTGAAAAGCTTTAACCGCTTCAATTGCAGCGTCTATATTATCGAATGTCATAACCTATTGTTTTTAACAAATTTAAGTTGTTTTATTCATGTTTGCAAATTAACTGTAAATAATCGGGGGGGACTTAGTGGGTGTAAGGTATGTCATTACCCAGTAACGTATAGCATCAATCCTGTGGTTATACAAATCAATTGGAATACCGCTTTTCTTATCAGACCAAATATAATTGTTCAATTCTTTGCCTATCTCCGTGCTTTCTTTGTCAACTATTATCTTATATTCCTGCATCTGCTTAATTCCTGACAATACAGAACCAGGGCCCTTTTTTACAGCTTTAATATTTATTCCATTCCCTTTTATGTCGCTAATTAAACGCGGTTCCGCGCTATCTGCTATTATTGTGCTGTTCCCGATTATTGTTTGCTTTATTCTGTTTGACAAAGTGTCTGTCCCAGCATTGTTCAATGAAAAAACCTCTTTGCAATATATCAATTTTCTCTTATTGTCAATTGCAACTTTTATTAAAACATCTGGATCCGGGAAAAAACCAAAATCCATACCGTAACCAAAAGGCAAAGATTCGTCGAACTCTCCATATTCCCAGTTTGAAAATACAACCCCATCTGCAGAATCTAACCAACCCCCTAAAATAACATGGCGGTATTTTTCAGGATTATTTTTCTTCAAAAGCTCAATCTCATGCAAAAAGTCCTCCGGAATATGTTCTAAAACGTCCTGGTAGGTTGTGTGAATGTAGCAAACATTGTCAACTACTTTATTACTCCCTGGTTCAACACCTTTTACCTCAAAAAATCGTTTGTAAATCCAATGTTCTTTTGTGGTAGGATTGAGAATTAAAACAACAATGTTTTGACCCTTTTCCCTAATTGATAGGTTTATTTTATCAAAACTCTTTTCGTCGTTTTCCTCTTCTGCTTCATCCAATACGAATATCGAAAAGCCCTTGAGAGATTTTAATTTTGCAGTCTGATTCCCGGATGACGTTTTAAGCCCCTTAAAAACTACCTCCCTATTACCAGGTCCTACTATCCTATCCTGTTTGGCATCGTACCAATCTTGCATATTCAAAAGCTCAATTTTCTCAACAAACTCCGGGATAATAGAATCTTTTGCGGATGTTAAGGTATAACGGGTGTAAAGGGCTTTTCTGTTATCGTTATTCACATGAGTAAAAACAGCTGTTGACGCGCTAAACGATTTTGAACTAAACCGGCCCCCTGTGATAATAAAATAACGAACCCCCTTCTTTGGATTGAAAAGGGGCTGAAACTTTTTATTAAAAGTCGGATAGCTCATTGATTTGTCTTATATTTTTCTTTTATGTTAACAAAAAGAGTCTATTTAACAGATAGTATTATTAGGGGGTTGATAGCTATTTTTTCGGGGGTTTATTAAAATATCTAATTAACAATAATTGATTATTTAAACTCTATTTTTGGCGGTTCAAACTTGCCCCCGTCGTTAGTGTGGTCAACCTGGCTCTCATCCCTGTATCCATGGTTGTTCTTTAAATCAAAAATTGTAAGTGTCGGATTGCTCAGCCCCTCAAGCCCCCTTTCAAGCTTATTACGCTGAACTTTTAGTTTTGCCCTTTTTATTGTGCCGAAATAATCTTCATAACCCTCTTTTTTACCGTAGTTTA